GATTCTCAAAGAAATCTACTTCAGGCTCTTCCTCTTTAATAGTCTGTTGCTTTGAACTGAGGTTCTGCTTTATGAGTTCATCAGCGAGTTTCCTTACCTCTCCCACTTCTTGCGCTTGCTTGCCAATTAGCTTCTCAGCTTCTTGGTGCATCCGAACAATGTCTTCTAGACTTTTATCCCTGTATTTATCAGGGAGTCCAGGACTTGCTGGCGCAATGGTGTCAGATAGCTTGGATTCTTCAGCTTCTAACTCACTCTTCATCTCAGGTTCTTGGTCAATCAACATATTATCCCTTTTTCCTGCCGTTTCGGTTATAGGAGAATCAACTCGACATTGCTGTTTATGAGTTGTGCTTTTGCTCCCACTTCAACTGATCTAGATGTTTTTTCTCGAACCTTCCATGCTCTGATGGGAAAGAACCAGACCACCCTTCTAGTTTGAAGTTTGGAGCAGAAAGAATGCGGTTGGCTGTTTCACCACATTCACACCTAAAACTGGTTGACTCATAATCAGTCAGTCTTTCGGTTTTATGCCCGTTTGCACAGGCAAAATCAAACATTCTTTTCATTAAGTTCCTCGTATGCTCTCTCGCTGACCTCTTTCAAGGTTTTTAGCCAAGTTAGTATAGAAAGTTCACCTTTTTTGAATTGTAGGCTTTGTTCATCAGAAATCACAGATATATTATTCAGGGATGCAATCATGGTGTCAATATCCTCCACCAAGTCTTTCCACCCGTCACTTCCCATCATCGAGAAGCGATTTTCATAGTAATGCTGTAATTCAGGAGTCATTCACTTGCCGCCTGTAGTGGAGCTAAATCTTCATTTGTCCAAAAGTCTTTTGCCAGCATGATCTTCAAATGTTCTTTGTTGCGTGACAGGCAGTCTGCCCAATCAGCATCGCTCATCATTTCTGGCTTGCCGCCATTGATGAGGTTCACGCTGTCCATTGCGGCGCTGTAGTGCTTGGCGATTTGTTCTGCGGTGGTTTCATTCATGCTGATGCTCCGTTGAGTTGAGATTTGAGGCTGTCAACCTCTGCTTTGAGTTGGTCAATCATGTCTGCCATTTCTTTGATTGCATTTGCAAATACAGGCATCATGTGTGAGTCTGTAATCTTGAGTTTTTCTGGCTGTTCTGCGTCTACGATTACTGGGGTGTCGCCTTCTTCTGCCAGAACATCTTGTGCGCCAAAGCCATATTTAACAGCACCTTGAGGTGTGTTACTTTCACGGTTTTCTTTAAACTTATACTTAATTGGTTTTAGTTTTCTTACAAAATTTAATCCAAGCGGCACATCGCCCAAAACAATTTTGTCACGCAAGTCAGACACCACCGTCCATGCTACTTGAACATAGGCGTTGGTAATGAAAGTGTGACCCATAACAAGACGGTTATCCTGTGTTGTCACATTAAACACTGGCGAGTAACCAGTGTTGTAGTCAGAACCAACAATGATATTGCTACTGCCAGTTGTTAAACTACTTCCAGCATCTCTGCCAATAGCAGTGTTAAACGCTCCTGTTGTGCAATTTTCAAGAGAATTAGCCCCGATTGCAACATTTGATGCTCCAGTGTTGGCATATAAAGCCTTGTAACCTACAGCAGTGTTGTTTGGTGCTGTGGTGTTGGAGACAAGTGCGTCAACACCATGGGCTGTATTATTTCCACCTGTTGTGTTTGATTGAAGCGCAGCTAATCCACTAGCTGTGTTGTTATTTCCAGTTGTGTTTGCGGAAAGAGCGGAACGACCGTGAGCTGTGTTTGCTGTTCCTGTGGTATTTGCATACCCCGCCTGATAACCTACAGCAGTGTTGTTTGAGGCTGTGGTGTTTGATTCAAGAGCAGAACGACCAATCGCTACATTGTTTGCTCCAGTGGTATTTGAATATAAAGCGGCGCTTCCAATTGCTATAAGGTTTGACCCAGAAGTATTGGAATATGCCGTTCTATCTCCAAGCCCCACATTGTATTGACCGCCTTGATTTGAAAACAACGCATTATTTCCAAAAGCAGCATTTCTATCGCCTGTCGTATTAGCCGCCAAAGCACTTGCACCCACCGCAGTGTTGGTGGCTACAGCACCTGCGCCTTTGCCAACTGTCAATCCTTCAATTACTGCACCACCAGTTAGGGTAGATACGCCAGTAACACCCAAAGTTGTAGATGCAGAAATAGATGTTGCCGCTACTGTACTTGGAGTAGTAGCCCCCAAAGTGCCATTCATTGCCGCACCCGTTAGCGTCTTATTGGTCAGCGTATCAGTCGTTGCCTTACCAACCAAAGTGTCAGTAGCCGCAGGAAGCGTCAAAGTGGTAGTACCAGCCACCGCAGTTGCCGTGACTGTAGTAGTCCCTGATGTGGTTCCAGCAAGAACAAGTGTTCCAGAACCTAGTGTTGAGGTTGCCATAATTTTCCTTTAAGGTGTTCCATTGGAGACAATGTTTGCAGAAGAAGTAATCAATCCAGTTGAAGACATTGATGCAATTGTCGTTGCCCCATACTTGAATAACAACTTTCCACCACTTTCTTCAATCGTGAAGTTTGTAGTCAAGAGTTTAGGTGTAGATGCCGCAGTTCCAGTGGTGTTCTGATTGAATGTCGGGAATGAGGTCAAAGATGCTGCTGATCCATTGGGAGCCAACACATCAGTACCAATCACCAAACCAAGATTTGTCCTAGCCCCAGATGTAGTAGTTGCACCTGTACCACCATTTAAAACTGCAACAGTACCCGTCACATTGGATGCTGTACCTGTGGTGTTTTGGTTAAATGTTGGGAATGAAGTCAGGTTTGCAGCCGAGCCACTTGGAGACAGAACATCTGTTCCTATGACCAGTCCTAGATTGGTTCTGGCATCACCAGCAGTAGATGCCCCCGTACCACCATCAGCAACTGCTAAATCTGTGATTCCTGTGATTGATCCACCAGTGATAGAAACATTGTTTGCCGCTTGGGTAGCAATTGTTCCCAACCCACTAACATCAGCAGTGGTCAGAGTAATAGCACCAGTGCGCCCTGCAACTGAAGTTACGAGGTCAGTGTTATCAACTTTCTCCCAAGCAGTGCCATTAAAGATGGCCCAATCGCCTTGCGTCCAAGTCGTAATGCCATTGAGATTGGTTGAGCCTGTTACAGAGACAACATAGTAGTCTCCCTTTGTTCCTACGCTAGAAACAAGGGTAGGCGTGTTGGTTGATGCGTTCCAAGTGCCTTTGTAGTTTACAAATCCAGACAGAGCCGTAATTTGAGACTGAAGACTTGTTAGAGTATCAAGTACAGACTGAGAAGTACCGCCACCATTGGTAATAACTTTGATGCGTTCAGCAACATCAAAAGGAACAACCTCACCAACATTGATCTCACGACCATCATCAAGAGTGATAACAAGGCTACCATCAAAATCAATGCGAGCAGCGGCAACACCAGTGCCGTTAGAACCATCAACTCCATCACGCCCAGGAACACCATCTCGTCCTGCTGGCCCCGTTGCTCCTGCTGGCCCTTGCTTACCATCTCTTCCATCTTTGCCATTCTTGCCATCCTGACCATCTTGTACAGAGGCAACTTTGCTCTGAATCTCGCCATTCAATTGAGCAAACTTTTGCTCCATGTCTGACTTGATCTTCTTCAAGCCTTGGATAACAAGTTCAGCGCCCTTGCCAATAGATTCGCTCTTGGCTTTGGCAATCTTCTCAGCGGCAGACTGTTGCAAAGCAGTAATGATCTCCATCTGCTGTTCAGCAGAGATTCCATCAATTCCTAGCTTACGCTCAAGGTCAGCAATGTCCATTTAGGTCAATTCCCTGGAAAGACGATTAAGAAACTCATCTTCAACGCTCGACATTTTGCCCTTCTTGTCAGCCATTTGCAACTCGACAATCTTGGACTTGTTCTTAATGTCAGCTTCTTTCAGCATCAATTCAGCAATCTTAACCCGCTTGTCAAACTCTTTTGAACCAGCATCATCTTGGTTTGGCAGGTTCTTGGTCATTGCCGCCATGTTCTTGGCTTGTACTTCTTGAGGCATTAACTGAGCCTCAATAGACAACTTCTGAGCCTCTGCACGATTTTGTTCAGCTTGAGTCGTATTGACAGCAATCTGAGCCTGGGCAGCTTGCATTGCCAACTGCTGTTGCATTTGTTGCATTTGCTCTGCTTGCGGGTTAGGCTGACTCATCTTGTCCAACTGTTCCATCAGTTCATAGCGGTTGGTAAGTGAAGAATTAGCCAAAACACCCTTCAGAATCAATGGCAAGACAGGAGTATTGGGGCCAAGGGTCTGGAGCAAGCCAATAAACATCTGTTGTTCATGCTCACGGGCAATGATGCCCAGAGTGGCAGTAGGAATGAAGGTCATGTCCACAGAGGGGTAACGCTCTGGATCAAACTGCATATACCTGAAAGCCGCCTTCTGAATGAAGGGGATCAGGAAGTCTTCTTGGAAGTTCACCAGAGTACGCTTGTACTTCTTGATGATGGTGGCAACCGCCATAGACATACCGCCTTGGCCCATGTCTCTAGCACCAGCACTGACCATACCTTGAGAATCCAAAGTTCCCGTGGATTGCAGGAGCATTCGCTCGAAATCCTTGGCAGTGGTTAGGTTGTTGCCATCAGTCTGCCCAAACTTGAAAGGATAGAGAATCTCTGAAGGTGCGCCATTGGTAAGAATGGCTTTCCCAGGTTTGACTTCAAACTTGGCACCACGGGGCAGACGGGTTGCATCCATTGCAATCATGGGGCTGGTGGTCAGCGCTAATGAATCCAAGTGAGAACGAATCTGAGCATCAATAGCCTTTTGCATATTGAAGGCTTTTTCCACTGTGCCACGCCCAAGCAGACGATTGGGAACAGTGTCATCTTGGTAGGTCAGAACAGGACGATCCTTCATCATGTAAGGATTTGCTTCAGCTTTGAGCAACTGCCCATCGTTGGCAATCACGACAATGGCCTCAACCATGTCTGAATATTCTTCAGCAGCGGAACTCTCAGGGAACAAATCAACAATGTTCTTGTTTTCTTCAAGGTTCTCTAGGTACTCACGGGGAACCAAACCATAATAGGTGAGCAAAAGCACCTTTTCATCCTGGTACTGGCTCACTTCTTGGGTGGGTTCTAAATCAGTGTCTTCATAAGTGGGCGTAATGTCTACTTTGCGGTAGATACCACGCTCAATGCCTTCAACAATCTTGTGGATAGAGATGTACTTCTCAATTGCTACCCCCATGCAGTCATCAACTGAGGTTCCATTGGGGTCAAAAAGGAAGTTCTTTGGATTTACAGGTGAAATCTTGACTGAAATCCTGTCTTTTTCTACCACGCCAATGGCAGCTTGACCCATTTGACCAGGAATTGCCTGAGTAGATGGCACAAACTGCTTTTCAGTCTTAACGACAATCTCGCCAATACCTGTGCCGTAGATTTCTGCCATCAATTCAATGGCATCAATGGATTTGCGAATCTTGTCCCGCTTGAAGTCCTCCATCAATTGGGCTTTTAGGACTCCAACATCGATGGGGTTGTTGTTCACATCCCGAATGTCATCTTGAATGTCAAAGAATTCGCCCTGACCAAAGATAGCTTCCATGATCTCAGCATGGCGAGTCTCTACAGCTTGTTGGGTGGCAGGGGTTACGATGCGTGAACGCTCAGACTCACGGGTTTTGTCTTCAGATGCCCACTGACCACGAAAGATGCGCTCGTACTCAAGCCAATCTGGGAGGAAGTTGGTATCTCTGTAGTCACGCCAGCGGTTGCAATGGTCAGTAACAAAATCAGTCAGTTCTTTATCAGCCTCAGTAGGCTCATAAAACTCATTTTGCTCTAGCTTTTCTTGCTTATCTGTTGCCATTAAACCCCCGATATGATGTCTACAGGCTCCCACTCTTCATCTTCTTCACTCTCAAAGTAAGATGTTACAGCCAATTGGTCAATATAACTCAAAGCATCGGGCAAGTCATCATGTACGCCATTGGCAGGAAACATCAAGAGTTGATCGGTGAAATCATCCCAATCTTCTTCAGAGTTCAGCACAATACGCCCATGCTCAAACCGCCCTTGGAGACTCCAGATGATTCTGTCTGTCTTTTTCCTGTTGCCATGCGTTAGGTCAACTATGTGGGAATATACATTATTTTTCCGCATCAGGTCACTGAGATAGGGCAAAACAGCGTTTTTAAGTGCCCCACGCTCAATTCCAACCGAAATTGGCCTGTAATCCCGCATCTTCATCAGGATTTTGGCAGCAGTTTCCCGAATGTCCCACCGCCCGTGGTCAATCTCTTTGACAAACCACTTGCCATCATCAGTGACTTTGACCACTGCAATGGCACTCTCGTCTAGTCTTTTTTTCGCGTTAGCAGCTTGTTTAGCCACCTCTTCAAATCCTGCCAAGTCGATTGCAATGAAGTAACTACCATAGTCAGGTTCCACGCCATATTTGATCCAATCTTCTTTAAAAACATCGCTTCCTGCGTTGTCAAAGGATGCCAAGTACTCTTGCTTGAAAGCAAATGAACTCAGCGTTTTCTTGGCAGACTCAATCTCAGTTGGGTCTATCAATGGGTTGTCTTGGGTTGTGAAGTGCCAGGACTTCCAATCAGGGTCAGATTCCTCTTGGCCCATCTTGAACAGATCATAGAACCAGTTGCGACCCTTGGGTGTGCCGATGAATATGGCTCTGCCCTTTTTGTCTGACAGAGAAGCCCTGATAACTTGCTCCCAGGCTTCAGGCTTAATGTCGGCAACCTCGTCTAGCACCGCATAGGTCAGGGACACACCCCGTAGGGTATCTGGTCTATCAGCACCACGAACATAAATCTTTGCACCATTTATCATGGTTATGTCCATGTTGTTGATATGACTAGCCTGGATAACATCCCTGCCAATCTCTAACAACACATCCCAAATGATCTGCCTAGCCTGTCCATTGGTAGGCGCAACATATAGAACCGCACTTCCTGCTGGGCAACGCAATGCTTCAATAATTAGCGTAGTAGCCGCTAACCTAGACTTACCACAACGCCGACCAGCAGCCACAACCTTAAACCTTGTTTTGTCAGTAAAGACTGTTTGTTGCCAAGGCAGGAGTGAGAAGTTGAGGTCAGACATTTTTTGTTTCTACATCAGTCACATCTTGCAGGGGTTCTATCTCTACGCCACCAATGCCTGTGATGTTGATGGTAACGGCATTCCTTTGCTTGCCTTCTTTCTCAAACAGACTGACGGGAAGCATTCGATCCATACAGAGTTTGAGCATAGCCGCCTGTGCAGGGTGTTCATCATTCATGGCAATCTCAATTGCTTTGTGAACGACATTGGAACCTGCGCTGTTTATCAGGAGGTCTTTGAGTTCTTTGATGCGCTGAACTTCAGTCTTTGGCAGGAGAGCCGCAGGTCTTTCAGCATAGGTAGCCATAGTGAACTTCTTGTTCACAGCCCCTTTCGGGCGACCTTTTTTCTTTAGGTTGTTTGGCAGTGCATCAATCACATTCATACTTTACCCAGTTATGGAAGTTTGGTGAACTATACATTGTTTGACAAGTGGGGTAAACCCTTATAGAATCACGCTATCTGTTCGCGTCAGATGAAGCCTTTTAGAAGTGGTACAGCCCCGGGGGTACTCGGGGACGCGACTGTATCACCCCTAAAGGGCTTTTTTCATGGCAATTGAACTTACTCCAGAAGAACAAGCTAACAAGCGTAGGATCACAAACCTCAAGGTGGCAATCCACCACTGGAAAGGCAGTATCTCAAACGCTGCGCTTGGTCTAGCAGTAGAGAAGAAAGGTCTTACAAATCAACAGTCTATTAGAAAACAGAAGCGTAAGGAGCGAAAGAAGGCTCAAAAGACTTTGAATTCGTTTGACAAGGGTTTCCTTTTCTAATACATTGTCAACAAATGGGTGTCGGTACAGCTACCCGACTCAACAGAGGGCGAACCTGCAAACCCCTGTTATGACCGCAGAGAAGCTAAGTAGAG